CGAAACAGGGCGCCTTTACAGACGATAACTATTTATCCTGTAAATTATGTCTCCCATTAGAAACAGGAATTTTTAGATCTCCTAAAATCTGGGCGAATATGTATACGGGATTACAGATTGTTATTACCCTTGAAAGCGCCCCTCGTTGTTTAACCCAGTTAGATAGTGTCTCTCGTCATAAGCGCTCCCGTCTCCTCCCTCAGTTTCATTCTCTTAATGGTTCTAAGGACGCTCCTAATGACTGGGGCGATAACGCCTCCGCTACTATCTTCTATATCTCGGGAGACGTAAATTCACAGATTACCCCGAAGTCCTGTGGTTTCGTTGTAGGTGAACGTATTAATTTCGTATCACCCGATAACGCCTCGGTATCTGATCTCACAGGCGATATCCCAGAAGTCCTAAGTATTGAAAGCGGGACTGGGACTCAGTCAGGTCTCTTAAAGGTAACTATGAAGAACGAGGTTAAGAATGAAACGGGAGGCGCTATTGTTAAAAAGTCGTGGTTCGTATATTCTGATAGTGTTCTGTCCGCGCCTAATGATAGTTATGACGCTTCATACACTTTCTCTAATGTGGAGTTAGTGGTTCAGGAGGTAGATATGGGAAATAATTACGTGAGCGATTTACTCGCGACCATGAAAGAAAGTGGTTCAATTATGAACGATATTCTATCGGTAACTAATTATAAATATTCACAGAGTAAAGACGACATAGTGGCGAATATCCGTCTCCCACTAAATCAAGCGAGAGCGAAGGCGATTTTATCTCAACCAACAGACGCCACCGCTTACGGAACTAAGGACCGAATCGGCGCTAAGGGGACTTATGATATCGGCGGAAATGTGAACGAAGACGGACAACTCCTCGCGGGAGACCAGTTCAGGGGTATATCTGACGAGATTACAGATTATCAGTTCGTCTATGACGGACGCCTTCAACCTTCTCGCCCTGTGTCCTGTTCTAAAACCTCCTCTAAGGCGAGTATCTCCGCTCAACCGATTATAGAATTACAGAAGGCGCTGGTCCAGAGTGGAATTAATGTAAGATCTCTCGGTGATTTTAATAGAAATTTCATAATCGGTCGCGCTTTAAGTATGTCAGTTATGGGAGTGGAGGGTGTTTATGATACCAGAGGAAAAGACTTCAACCTTCAAGTCAATTATCAAGGAACCGCTCCGACTAAAAATCACCTCTGGAATAATTTTGTTTATCATTTAAGACGTATTGTAATTAAAGGTGATAGTGTTTCGGTGATTGTTTAAGATTCATTAAATATTTAATAAATTCATTAAAATTATATTTTTTTATTAATCCTTTTAATAATTATTTTATATAAATTATAGTATAAAATAATGAGTAACCGCTATTTACAGATATTACCTCAGAATTCTAACGCCAGTCATTCTTACCGAGACGGACGCCCCGTTATTGATTTTCAGATATCAGAACAGGAGGCGACACTTCTACCTCGCTCTATTCGGGTATGTGGACGTTTTCACGCTTACGAGGACAGCGCCCGAACCATGACGACGGGAACTCGCCTCTCTATGGACCCGCGTACGGGTGTTTTTTCTATGATAGATCAAGTAACTATCTCCTCGGCGACCAGTATGGCGACGATTGAAACCCTTAAACACGCTAACCGCTTTTATTCTTCATATATGGGCGTAACTAATGACGAAAAATCACTTATTAATTTAATGGGCGAAACTGGACTCACTATGCCCTCATTAGATACTCAACAATACTCCGTCCTACAAGAGGGAGACGGGGCGAACTCTAATGAATTCTGTATACATATCCCTACGGGACTCCTACTCGGGACGGCGGGTATTAATCTAAGTAGTCAGACAGGAGTCGGTGGTCTCCGTATTTCTATTACACTCGCTCCTGACTCCATGGTTCTATTCGACCAGAACGGGGACGCTTCGGCGGGTGGTTTAGACGGCGCCTTTTATGAACTAACCGACCTAAAAATGGTCTGTGAAGTATCAGATCAGGTAATCCCTAACGCTCCTCTGGAATATAATTCTATTACGGGATACTATACTACTATCAACTCAACGAACGCGAATCTCAACTTTTCTCTCGGTCTTAACCGCGTCTCTTCTACTATGTTGAATTTCATACCCTCAGATTATCTTAACAATCTTAACCAGAACTCTTTACAGACGATTAATCCTCTAACTAAGGCGGGCGCTATCGCTGACGTGAAACAGGTAGTCTTTACTAAGGGAGGAATGAGATATCCACTTGATTATAATATTGATACCAGTTTTAAGACGAATAGTAATGCCTCTCAGGTGGATCCTCAGGTAGTTAGAAATTTCATGAATTCGGTTCTACCATTTAAGAAGATTAGTCATACTATCGCGGGACCTTCTACTATTAATAAGTCCTATACTACGAATGATAATGGCGTTATAGAAGGAGGCGCTCTCTATGGTGTAGGTGTCGCGTATGACGTATTAGGATCTGACGGCGCTGATTTCAGTAGAGAGGCGTGGGGTCTCGCTATGGATATCGGTTTAGACGATAATAACCCCAACTCCGCTTATGTATTCGTCCACCATAAAAATACTCTTGTTTTTAATCAGGGTCAGGTTCAGGTTATTTCGTAAATTAAAATCTATACTTTTTTTTCAACTTTTTTTTAAAAATTTTTTATATTTATTAAGTTATAAATATAAAATGTCTCAATTCACTAAACCGAGTTTTCTAAAAGCGGGTCCCGTCATGACAGACGCGACTTCTCGTATTGATACCGATATTCTGGAACCCGTAGTCCAGAGTGATTCTTTTATGAGATTTCAGTTTCAGAATAAGGGAGTTTTAAACGCGGGTTCACGCGTAACCTTCTCAATCACTAAACCCTCTACGGAATCTTATTATCCTATCGGCGTAGGTGTAGGCGCCCTTATTGAACGCGCTACTTTTAAAGTCGGAGGAAAAACTATCTGTGAAGTTCAGGACTGGGGACACTATCACGGATACGAAAGCGTATTTATGGATCAGTCAGTTATTAAAGAAAGAGAACAATTTCTCAGCGGTCGCTCGCTCGCCGTGGGTAATTCTTACGACGACGGACAATCGGTAGAAACCGATAGAATTTTCTTAGAGAATGGTAAAGAGTTAGTAGTAGACACGGCGGACGCGACAGATTCTCAATTACTTATGTTAGATCTTCTAAAACTGGACGCGGAACCTGTATTTAGTGTAAGATTAGACGATTTAGTACCATGTCTTAAAGGTCAAGAATTACCACTTTTTAATATTTCTGAGGACGTTCAACTGGAACTAACCCTTACTGATACCGCTAAGCGTGTATGTATCGCCTCGGGTGGAGACGATACTAAGGCGTTCTCTGTTAATACAGCGGAAACACGCCTTATCGCTGATTATACTTTTCTGGACGGAGAAGAAATGGAGGCGTATAGGAGATCAGAACAGGGATACTCATATACTTTCTTAGAACCCCGCCTTACTAAAACTACTCTCGCTGACGCCTCCGCGTGGGGAAACCAGATCAGGAATGTCGGTGGCGCTGGACGTAATGTAGTCCGCGCCGTTGTTAGTATTACCTCGGAGAAGGTTAACGCCTCGGGACCTATTAAAACCGCTATGGGTGATTACCGCTCTATCGCCCCTGATAGTAGCGCCAAGGGAGTCTATGGGAAACTAACTTCTAACTTTAAGAAAAATGATAGATTCTTGTATCCTATTGACAGATCTAACTCCGCTCTTCATTTTCACGGGGTCATGGACGCGGAAGGGGGACCTCCTCATATCGCTCGCCCTATGTATGCTCGTCAGGGGTGGTCTATCGCTGATAAGAAATTCGAAGGACACGCCGTAGGAGGAACGAACCAACTGGAACTATCGGGTCAGGAATTCTATACAGGATACCGATTCAACGACGGAGAAAGAGTTGATAGTCGTGGTCTTGAAATTCATTCTAAAATAGATACTATGACGGGCGCTCTCGCTCCGTTCGTGTCTCGTGTCTGGATCTTACAGGAGAAGGTTATGACTATCGTAGACGGAAAGGTGGACGTAATGTTTACCTAAATAATATAATTCTGAATGTCCTCATTTTTTTATAAAGTCCTTAAAGTCCCCGAAAATAAATAAATAAATACAATACTCTAAAATAAAATATGAAGATTCATAATTATTCATATTATTAAAAACTTTTATTAATTTTATATTTCAGGACTTTCAGAACTTTCATAATTTTTTTTTTAATATTTTTTTAATCTTATTATATACTATAAATATATAATGACAGATAAAGATAATCTAATGGAGATTTTAAAGAAATCCAGACCTAACGCTAAGGAGTCCACTATTAAAATGTATACCGCTAACCTAATGAAGTTAAGTAAACTCATGGATACAGATAATTTTAAATTCTTGAATAAGTCTGAGAATGTTAAAGATAAAATCTCTGAATTACACTTCACAACTCAGCGAAATTATTATAACGCGATTATAGTTTATTTAATGGCGGTAAAGGAAAAAAAAGAAGATCCCCTTATAGAGGAATACGTAGAATTAAGAGATACATTAAATAAAAAGTATGAAGACGAACAAGCGACGGGAGTTATAAGTGATAAACAGAGTAAAAATTTCGTCCCTATTGAAGAAGTGAATAAAATGATAAATGACATGGGAGAAGAAATAAAGAATAAAAAAATAAAGAAAAAAGAGGATTTAACCGCGAAAGATAAATCATTACTTCAATCATATATTTTATTTAATATATATACACGTCTCCCTCTACGTAATGACCTCGCTGGAATGGAGGCGATTAATAAAAGATCATATAATAAACTATCAGAAGAAGATAAAAAAGAGAAAAATTATTTAGTAATTAATAAAAATAAAATGTTTATGGTTCTAAACAATTATAAAACCTCCGCGAAATATAAAGAATTAGATATTGATATCCCGAAAGATTTAGAGAAATTATTAAGATTATATATTCGGGTTAATGGTATGGGAGTATTATTCAAGTCTTCAACTGGTAAACCATTATCAAGAAACGCTTTATCTCAATTACTTTTAAAAGAAACTAAAAAGAGAATGGGTAAATCAATATCTACTACCATGTTAAGAAAAATTTATCTGAGTTCTAAGTATGGTAAGGTAAAGGAAGAAATGGAGAAGGACGCTAAGGTAATGGGACATTCGAAAGAAGTCGCCCAGAATGTCTATATTAAAAAAGAAAAAGAAGAAGAATAAAAATCGGGAAAATTAAACGTTTAAAAGTATTTAAAAAAATCTATGTTTAAGTAAATAATGGGATACGAATTAATTAAAGATTTAAAAAACGGGAAAAAGAATGAGAAATTAGTTGTTTATTTTCTAAATAAGAACGTCTATCCAGAAGATAATTTTAAGTTATATAGAAATAATAAAAAAGAGGTTGATTTTAGAAATAGCGAAATAGTTTCAGAATGTAAAGGTAGATTCTGTAAATATACCGATTATGAAGAGACTTTTTTCGGATATAATAAATTAGAGTATTTAATTGAAAAGAAAGAACCCCGTAAATGGAAATTCTTTTTTTTATTTACTAATGGATTATATGTATGGAATTATAAAGAGAATGAGTATAGCGTTAAAGATTTCTACCATAGAGAACATGGTAGAACAGAGAAATACGTATACGTTAATATTAAATATTTAGAAAAGATAACCGCTACTATAAATAGTCGGTCATTTCTACCCGAAGATATCAACGATTATCTCGGGACTATTCAAGATAGAGACGATTAATTAAATTCTATTATATAATTACCTTTTTTACTTACCAGTCCGTAATAATGTTTAATTTTTTTTTTCTTTTTAAGTTCTATCTGTTTTTTCATTTTATTAGAGATAATAGGTTCTATTTTCTCTTTTAGTTTAGGATCATTATTTAATAATTTTATCGCTCTTCTGACTGAGGGTATATCTCCATGAATCGCGATATCCCTTGTAGGAATATGTATCTCCTCGATTGTATTGAACGAACTACATTCAATAAGATATCCATTAGTACAATACACGATAACCTCTTTACAGAAATTCATTAATTTACCTTTTTCTTTTACACTCAATAATTTATCGGGA